CAATAAGAGGATGCTTTCCAACCATATGACTCAAAGTCTTTATACATTTGTTCTACTAGAGAGGTAGTAGGAACAACTATCAAAACATTTCTACTCAAATTAGTATAGTATCTGACCAATGCATAGATCATCAAGGATTTCCCGCTTGCAGTTGGCGACAATAGGAGTCGTCTGTTGTATCTCAGGCATTCGTATATTGCTTGATATTGGTAATCGCGTACCTTTACAGGAAGATGCAGTGACTTTACAAACCCTGCAACACCTTCGGGAGTAATGAGATCATTAAAATCATCAGGTGATCCATAGAACTCACTCTCTTCTATTTCATATTCATACTTATTTTTCTTTGCCCAGTCAGTAAGATAGTCTACGAGACCACAATATAACTCACCTGTAGCAGGAGAAAACAAACGTATCTTACCATCCCAACCTCTATATCTTTTTGTCTTCTGCATAAACTTTGCAGACTCAACTTCAAATGTAAAAAAATCCGCCAACTCATACTTGACGTGATCTGCTGCTTCTACTTTTAAATATACCTCATTCTTCTTTGCAATCTTGAGGTCCATCATTTGACTTAAGTCACTATATTATATAGTGTATCACTAGGAACCTTCTTTCCACTTAGTCCAATCTATTGCGTTTTTGATCTGAAAGTTTCTAACACTAATCTGTTTGATAACACTTTCCAGAAAGAATATTACCTGATCTAAGTAATCTATTTTATATTTTATCTTTCTAATATCCTCATCTGCCTCTATAAACATATTGATCTCCTCCTTAGTTGTGAGCTTGAGATCAAATGGCATGTCTCTGTATATCGTAGCAGGTGCTTTGCCTTTATAATATAACCATTTCTCTTTGAGTAATCTTCTATAGTCACCATCTTTCTCCTTCTTCATTAAAGAAAAAGTATTATAATATTCCATATACTTCTGATGCAATCTAGGAATCTTAAGAGATTCTTCACAGTAGAGATCATCATCTATTTTGCAGTCTTCTTTCCAGAGTTCCTGCAATGTTTCTAGATTCATAAACCTTGATCTTTAGTTTGATTAAACCACTCTTTCATTGTTGTCTGATATCCAGACTGGCGACTAGGAGGTTCCTTTATCCCCTTCATTTTCCTGTAGTCGTTGTGCATCGCTTGGAGGAGCCATGCCTGTGCTAGTTGAGTCGGTCCTTCGTTCAACAATCGGATTTGTGATTTCGAGAGACCAGCCTTCATCTCCAAATACTCCTGTCTCCACGATGTGTGGGGTGCTTTGTCTGTCATTTTCCTCCCAAGTAGATTTAATGCTTTCAATGTCTTTGTCAACATCTGCCATGGTCTTTAATATTTTACCATCAATCCACAATTTATGCAACCATTCGATAAAACCTGTAATCAAATGATTTAGTGGAAAGGGTTGTTTCTTTGCCCACCTACTAGATTTAGTATACCAGTTATCTTTACCACCCCAGTGATGTTCAAACTTGTATTCAAACTTCATCGTCTTGTCTGAGTGTTAACGTTTCTTATCTCATAAAGTAAATACTGAAACGTAACGCTTGCTGTCAAGAAGTCATTGTCTGTTGTTGTTACATTAAAATCTAGTGTGCTTAGTTGTGTTGGGAACATATCTTTGAACACAACATCAAAGTTTGCAATATTATTATTGTTCAATACTTGTAAAGTACCATCAGAAACTTTAGCATCTTGAGTTATGATATCACTATTTGCATTTATCCAGTCTCTTCTCTCCCCAACATTATCAGGTGTACCTAGAGCTCTAATCCAGTTATGTATTTCCATATAGTTCCGTAAGTCTTCATCAACAATGAAATCTATATTCAAGGTTGAGTATGTGATATTACCTTCTAATGGAACTTTTACAAATCCTCGTGTAGGTATTCCAATATCTCCCAAACTTAGTTCGGGTATGGATGCTCTTTGACACAAAAAAGATGTCTTCTTTGCTTTATCCAATAGGAAAACAAATCCTATAGGAGACAAGAAGTTCTTATTTGTTAGTTGGTCTTGATACCAGTTAGACATTTTATGCGTTTATATTTTCTAACCATGATGTAGAAATGTATTTCTCACCTGATAGAGGAGGATTACCTCTGTGCACATGAGTAAACCCTGCAGGCCATATCATAAACTGACCACGTTTAGGTTTATATCTCAAGGATTGATACAGGAACTCAGTCTCACCACCTTCATTAACATCATTAAGGAACATCATTGTCGCTAGTATACGACGATTACATCCTAGAGAACCATCTTCCGAATGCCAAGCATGATATCCTTGTTGTGGTAGAGTCTTTTGCACATTTAGATATACTTGTTGATATCTGTAATGTAAAAGATGTTCAAAGTTATCAATATATTCTTCAAGACATGTACCAGTAACTTGATTGTATTCTCTCATCCACTGATAACCGCAGTTGTGATCCAACATAAAGTCTTCAGTAGCAAGACATGTATCTTTACGAGCATGTGCTTTACGCTCTCTACCAAATAAACCTTTACGTTTAAAGGTAGCACCTGCCTTGTTTTGGTATTCCCAATAATCTATCAAGGGTTGGGTATTATATTCGGTATCAAATATACCGATGAACCCATCATATCTAATGTCAGTAATCATAATTTAGTTTCATACAATGCTATTTAGTCACTGCCAGTATTCGTCTAATACGTCAAAGGTTCTATTGAGATAATCATTTGCCCCTCTACAATATCCTTCTTTCTTTTCTCCTATCTCACACTTATAATGTAACTCTCTTTTAAGTTGCATCAACCTGTTGGTCATTGCTACTTTGTCTAATCGTCCGTTCATTAGTCTCGTTGCCTCCAGTCGTCTGATCGTTTATCATTATGAAACCATCCTGCTATATCATCAGCACCGTAGAAACCCCTTTTATGTTTCCTTGAATCGGAGTTTCCTATATCCAAGTACTTAAGAAAAGAATCATCATCGCCCCCTCGTAATCTTCTTGCTGATGATAACATTCCTCTTGCTGATGTATTTGCCTTTGCTAATTTCTCTGCCCATATCATATCTTCTATAGTAACTTCTGTTCCTGCTGCAATGGATTTGCAGATGTCTACTAACCGTAGACGATATGCGGTAGATAACATATTTTAATGTATAAGATTATTTTTATTTATCACTCTCTGAAATAAGGAGGGAGGTTGGGTTCCTGTTTACCAACAAACAACGGGCATTACTACAGTAGTAAAAACGTTGTTGCCTGAGACCCGATTGGTTGAATCGGTTCTGCATCGCTGCAGCAGCACCACCTGTGTCTCATCACCTTAACTAGCGGTTGCCAGTAAGTTTATTCAGTCACTCCCATGTTGCGTCCAACAAATATATTATAGCATAAAAAAAGAGGGTGTCAACACCCTCTTTAAAAGATAAGCAATATTGCCTATTACATTAGGTTTGCAACCTGTACTCTTCTGTAGTACTTATTGCTGTTAGCAGTAAGTGCACCAGAACCTTGAGTAAGTCCCTGTGAGAATGGGTTAGATACCATACCGTAACGAGTCTTGAAACCAATTTTTGGTTGGAAGGTGTCAGGGTTGATAGCTCTAACTTGCTGTAATGGAACGTAAGGACAGTAGAATAATCCTGCGTCATAAGGTGAAGTACCTTTGTATCCTGCAACATAGTAGTGCTTGTCTGCTACGTTTGCTGAATATGGGTCAACATAAACCTTGATGCGTCCGTTAAGTGTTCCAACTAGAGTTGAAGAAGTATCGTCTACACCTGTTAGAGGGTTGTTACCCTGTAAACCTGGAGCGTAGTCTAGAACTCCTGCCATACCTAGAGCAGATGCAACGTCTGCAGAGCAGATCATGATGTTGCCCTTCCCGCGACGAGTTTCCTGTCCGATAGCGTTAGCGTCTCTTTCAATCTGGAATAATAGTCCCTTGAACTTCTCAACTGACCATCTACCATTTGAGTCAACGTCTAAGTCGAAGATACCTGCAGTAGAAGTGTTGTTCTGTGCACCTTTTACAGCGTTTGTGTAAATGGTTCTAACAACTTCTCTGTTAATCTCGGCAAGGATCTCTGTTGACAGAATGTTTGACAACTCTTGCTCGGCATCAAGACCATGAATCGCTTTCAAGTCTTGAGCTAGTTCGATGCTGTACTCTGCCTTTAGTGCTCTTGCTCTAGCAGTAACAGTGACTTTCTCGATTGAGAAACCCATTTCTCTGAAAGCAGTGTTAGAAGAACTATCGTCTAGACCTTCAACAGTTGCTGTTGTCATACCAGTAGCATCTGCTGTCTGTTCGTAAGTACCTGCAGAGGCATCGTTAAGAACAGCAGGGTTGTTACCTTCTGCGTCGTTTGTTGCGTCGGATGCGCCAGGATCGTATGCACCTGGACCTCCAGAGAAACCTGCGTTTGGTTCGTTGAAGAATGCTTCATCGTAACCTGATGCGTTTGGATCTCTCTCAGAACCGTAGTTAGTTCTCATCGCAAATATAAGTCCTGTAGGACCTGTCATTGGTTGAACACCTGCAACGTCATATGCAATAAGCATAGGCATTGATCTTCTAATCAATGAGATTAGAACAGGGTCGAAACCTGCAACTGGACCTGTTGCGGTTGAACCGCCAGTATATCCTGTTGTTTGTAGAGTCTCAGAAAGGATTTGACCTTCTTCGATCTGTGCTTTTTCTTGGTTTTCTAAAAGTTGTGCGACTACGCCTTTCTTATAAGTATCACCGATCTCAGGGAGAGCATCGTGATTCAGAACGGGTGCCCACTTCTCTTGTAGTTTTTGAACAGTCATTTGTTCGTTATCTCCTTTTGGAAGTAGTAATTTTGTTTAATTATTTGGACCAACGAGCGATTGCATCAACGTATTTCGACATTGTGCCACTTGTTGTAGATTCGACAAGGGGTGCAGATCCTTCTTCGGTGGGTTCCTTCGCTTCTTCAGCGAGTTCAGCCTTCCTAGTGAAGTATGATTCCTTAATCGTTTGGACTTTCTTACGGAAGTCTTCTTCATTTTCAAACTCAACACCCTCTGCTAATGATGCTAACTTCTCCTTTTGGGTTTCTGCTAGACCAGTAGCGCATTCGTTCACGATTTCCATTTTGACAAACTCCCCAATTCTCTTGTTCAAAGATACATTGGATTCGACTGTTTCGTTGAGTTTCTTTTCCATTTCATCAAGCTCTCCAACCATACCGTCAAGTAGATTGAATTTTTCCTCAGGAACACTAAAGTTGTGCTCTAAGAAAAGATTTTTAGACCATTGAAGAATGATTCACTCATCTCAGTCTTAATACCGTGCTCGACTTGGAGACTATTCTCTTTCATCCAAGTGTCTGCAGCATAAGATAAGTAGTCATCAACCTTCTCGGCTAATTCTGTTTTGACCTTCTCTACTTCTTCCTGTAGAGTTGATTCAAATGCTTCTTGCAACGCTTTTACTTCGTTGTTCACTTTTTCTGTGACCACTGCCTCGAAGATTGTTATTGCTTTTGCTCTGAACTCTTCTGATAGTTCTTCACCAGAGATAAGAGCGTCAACATCTTGAGTAAAGTCGTACTTGGTTTCAGTGATTGCTTCTTCTTCATTTTCTGCGTCCTCCATTTTAGCGGATGCTGCACTAGGTTTGGTGGATAAGGATTTAGAACCTTCATGCTTTACTGCTCCTGCAGCAGACGCACCTGCGTTCTTAGTACCTTTTGCACCTTCTTCTGAATCAGTATTAACATCGATCACTTTTGCTGCTCCACCTTTCGATGTATCGATTGGTTCGCCAGGTTTAGCGTCTTTGTTAACCGCAGTTTTAGATTGGGTAGTGCCTTCGGTCACTTTTTCCATATCATCAAGATTTTTTTCGAGGGTCTCAGCCATTGTTTGAACTCCGTTTTGCTTTAAGCGTTGTCTGTATTTATTTATAAATCATAAACTCTTCAAAAACTTCTCGAACGCGGAAACTTTGCGTTCTTGTAAGTTAAGAAGGGTTGCTTGATCTATTTCGTCTTTGATTTGTGCAACAGCAGACTCTTTAAGTATGCCATTATCCCAAATCCACTCCTTTCCTTCCATGATACCATCCACAAATGCGTCAGGTGCTGAAGGATCTGCCACAATATCAGCAGCAGTAGCGAGCATGAAGTCATCCATAACAACATTACAGTTCTCTTCCTTACGGATTGAACCCATGCCACGGGATGATACTCCTAGTTTTACGCCCTCGTCTAGCAGTGACTTGGCGATTTTACCTGATGGTGTATCAAGTAATTTTGCTCTACCAATAAAGTTATTACCTTCCTCTTTCAAAGAAAGTATTTTATGAGAGACACGATCTAAGTTAATAGATGGTCCGTCAGGGTGACCTAGTTCTCCAAGAGCTCTGCCTTTTTGAACATAGTTCTCGCTGTATTTAGCGACTTCGTTTTGCAAAGTCTTAAAAGGATACATTCTGTTGTTACGGTTTTTTATCTCCGCTTGCAAGAATACACCTTCAATGAAGTAACTCTTCTTGCCATCTTTCTCTTCAGCGAGAAAGTCAACAGTTGTAATTTCTTCAGCTATCAGTCTCAT